TCAGCGCCGTGCGTTTACGAGACGCGAAAGCGGCGATCCACCCTCGATCCCGTCGAAGGCGCTGTAGGCGGCGGCAATCCGGCGATCCGCGATATAGGAGGAGATGGCCGATCCGGCCATGAAACGTCCGCTGGTCTGGCCCTGGATGCTGCCGGGCAGCGTTTGCGGTTCCGCAGACGCCGGAGCCCCGTAGCCAAGCAATCCTTCCTGCCCGCCGGTGAAGCCGTTGGAGGACGCAACGCGAAGCGTTTCCGCCCCGGCCTCAAAGGCGATGGCCGGGTCGAAGGCGGCCGTGACCGTGTTGGAAAATGTCGACGTGCTGGCAAGCACGGCGCCATAGGGCCGGCTGCGCGGAACGGGTGTCGGCCCGAGAAGCCCCGATGGGATTTCGGCTTGCGCCAGCAAGGTCCCCGGCTGCGTCGCGCCGGGCTGAACGGCACCGGGACCGCGATAGGACGCCATCAGATAGGCTTCATCGAGGCCGTCGAGCCGCGCGCGGCCGATATATTCGACCTTCACCTTCGCCACGCCCTTGGACTTGTAGTCCAGCATGGTCGCGGCGCGCTCGGACAGATCGATGGTGCGCTTGCCGTGGAAGGGGCCGCGGTCGTTCACGCGCACGATCAGCGAGCGACCGTTCGTCATGTTGGTGACGCGGGCGTAGGAGGGCAGCGGCATTGTCGTATGCGCTGCGGTCAGGGCGTTGCGGTCGAAGACCTCGCCGTTCGCCGTCTGGCGCCCGTGAAAGGTGGGTCCGTACCAGGAGGCAAGCCCGACGGACTGGTAGTTCGGGTCGTCCTTGGGGCGATACCACTTGCCGGCGACCTTATAGGGCTTGCCGACCATGTAGCGACCGCCGCCCTTGGGTACGGGCTTGTTGCCCGTCACGATCTTGGGGCTGGCAGGCACGCCGTATTTGGATTCGCTGAATTTCACCTTCTTCTTGTCGGTCGGCGCGCTGCTGCAGGCCGCAAGCGTCAGACATAGGGCCGAAACCGCAAGAACGGGGATCGGCCGGAGCCGAGAAAGCGAATGGGTGGGGGAGAAAGCCCGCGAAAGGGTCGTCGTCCGCGAAGGATCTCGTGAGGAGCCCGGTTCCCGGCGGTCAGCCGCCGGAGCCTTGCCTGTCGTCATGTTGCCGCCCTACTCGATACTCTTGCCGGCATAACGATGCGATGTGTCCGGCGCGCGCGCCCGGATCCGGAACCGATCCCGGGGGGCAAGAACGAAGTCTGACCACGCCCTTGCCAAGGCTTCGGCCGCTACCCGTTCCGCAAGACAGCACCGCAGTGCGCAACGCACCGGCGGACCATGTTTTCATTGTGATGCGGCCCCCCAATCGGCGCATCGCAACATGTGTAACACGGGTCCCTTACCGCAAGGTGAAAGCGCGGTCGAGCGAAAGACACATGTGAGCGGACGTTTTTAACAGGAGTGTCGCTTTTCGGCCTCACCGGGTCCGGACCGGACTCAGTTCCCGATCCGGGCACGGCCGTTCAAGCCGTCGTCGCGGGTCCAGTAGAGCGTGCTCCCCTCGCCCTTCGACAGCGTGAAGCAGAACTGCTTGCCGTCGTACCAACTTTGCCACTTCTGGCAGAGACGATTGCCGCGCACCCACCAGCGGCCCTCGTCGTTCGGCTGCATGAAGCGGCCGAGCCCGACGGCGTCGCCGGAACCGTCGACCTTGCCGTTGCGCTGGTAGTAAAGCGGGAACTCGCCCCCGAGCGGCGTTTTCAGGTAGATCCGCTTGCCGGACACCACCTGCTTGATCTCGTCCTGCGACAGCTGCGTGTTCGCCTGCGCTGTTGCGGACAAGACAGCGGCGGCACACAGGCCAACTGCCAGAACACCGGTCTTCATGATTGCCTTGGGCATGATCGTCTCCTGGTATCCTCTTCAAGGCCGGCCAAAAAGCCGAAACGATTTTGCTTGCCTGCCCTGAATTACGTTCCCCTCGCCCTGGCGGATCAGGGCCGCGGATGACGCTTTTGTGATCCCGGTCACAGCGCCGTGGGTCGGGTCACCCTACGACTGAAGTCATGGCGCGTGCCCCCGCGCCAAACGCCGGCACCCCGGCGCAACCGCCGATCCGGTCCCTGCCTCGACCTTCCGGATCGGCGGTTTTCCTTTGCCCAAGTCATGTCGGGGCGATCCCCCTTGACAATGAAGGGCCGCGCGGCCAAACGAGAGGCATCCGGAAGAGTGGCCGAGTGGTTGAAGGCACCGGTCTTGAAAACCGGCAGGCGGGCAACCGTCTCGTGGGTTCGAATCCCACCTCTTCCGCCATTTTCTGACTTCGTGCTGTCGCCCTTCGGGCTTCGCTCCAGTTGGGGCCTCGCATCAGCTCGGACGGCTGTTCGCCTTGCGCACCCGTCGTGTAGCGCGCAAAAACGAATGGCACTTTGCGCAAGAACGGTTGGCAACAGTTTCAGAACTGAAATCCGAGTTTGAACTCGGTTCAGACCACCCGTGAAGCTCTCGCCGCACGGGTGGTCTTTGATGGCGCTTTAACGCTATGCGGCCGCCAATCGTTCGCAGGCGATCTTGTAGTAGGCCTCCTCCCTTTCGCACCCGACGAACCGACGCCCGCTTCGCAGCGCCGCCATGCCTGTCGTGCCGGATCCGGCGAACGGGTCGAGGATCGTCCCGGACGGACACACCTTCACCAGCGCGTCCATGAGCGGCAACGGCTTGCCCGTCGTGTGAAGCTTGGGACCGCCGGCGGTCACGGCAAACCGCAAGACACCCGGCTGGGTAGGCCCATCCGCATCGTGCCAGGCACCCTTCGAGCCCCAAATGACGAACTCGGCCTGCTGGCGGAAGCGACCCTTCTGCGGCCGGGACGCCTCGGTTTTGTCCCAGGCCACGATCCCCCGCCAGGTAAAGCCGGCCGCCTGCATGGCCGAGGTCATCACAGGCAGCTGGCGCCAGTCGGAAAACAGGAGCACGGGTGCCCCCTCGCGAAGGGTCCGGCAGGCCTGCGAAAGCCAGAGCGTCGACCATTGCAGATAGGAGTACTGGTCGCGGTTCTCGCCGGAGAACTCGGGATAGAGGTTCGGCGAACTCAGGTACTTGTCGTTTGCCTTGTCCTTGACCCGGTCTTTCGTGTGCAGACCGCCGGAGGAATAGGGAGGGTCGGTGACAAGGGCGTCGAACTCGCCTGCACTTTGATCGAGTAGCCAGGGAAGAGCGTCGACGTTGTGAAGCTGCCAATGCATCAGGGACATCCTGTCTCGACGCTCTGTTGGCGCTCGGGTTTGGGCTCTGCCGGCCTCAAGGAGTTGATCGTGCCGCACCGCGAACACTTGATTTCGATGATGCCAGATATCGCTCTGGCCGCTGCCCGCATCAAGAGACGCCGGCAGCTTGCGCAGCGGATGGACTCCACGCTCTACCCTTCGTAGAACAGGCCCGCTGCCGATCGGTCACGGTCGTCAGGAGCGGCGGGCCGTTGGAAGTCGTATTGCAACGGGTGGGGATCTGATTGGCGTTAGTGCCCCACGGTCCGGAAATCGCATTCCGGGCTCCCCGCCTCTATCGGTGGGACTCAGTCGATCAGCTCTTTGCGCCTTGCTTCTCCCGCCCCGAGGACTCGCGCTCCTTTTCCATTTCCTCGATCCTCTGTTGCAAGACGGCGTTTTTGCTTTCTGCCACCGCCCTCGCGCCGCGCTCATTGGCAACGTCGATCGAGAGCTGTGTGATGATGGCCGTGAGGCCTTGAAACGTGGCCGGAAGCCGGGCCGCTTCCGGGTCCGTTTGGGTGGTGTTCCTGTTTTTGTCGCTCATTGAGTATCCTCTCTTTAGTCAGGCCCAGGGCGCGGCTTTCGCCACGACCGGAGGATTCTTCTTCCGCTCGATTTGAGCGGCGACGAGGGCCTTGCGTTCGTCGACGTCGATCTCGCCGGCAATCCACGCCAGCACGTCGGCCTCGGTGAGATCCTGAAACGGCGTGAAATTCTCCGGGTCCGGCGGATCCATCGTCACCGTGCCGTAGTCCTCGAAAGACACGCCGTCGGCATCCTCGCCGCGCAGCCGCCAGTGGACGACGTGCACCACGTCCGTCAGGCCCTCGACGGACGGTTTCGTCTCGAGAGTGGGAAAGCTCCATGTGTATGTGATCATTGCGGTCTCCTATGCAGCTACCTTGAGGGTGCCGGCGTCGTTCCAGATGTCGCCGGCTGACAGGCCGGTCGCGGACGTCGGCAGATCGACGATGCGCAGCTTTGAGGCGCCGGTCGTAGCAGTGCCGATAAGCAAGTTGCCGGTGACATCAAAACGCGCCGCCTCGGCGCCTGCGACCAGAAAGGTCATGGGAACAGCGCCATATGAACCCCCGCTGCCGCTTTCGATACGGCTCTCAGAAGCCGTTTGGCGAAACCGAATAAAAGCGTGATTTGTAAGATCACCGGACAAAGCAACAACTTGCGCGGTACTCGCCAGGGACGCGAGTGCGCCGTTGACTTCAAATTGATACGAGGGGCTTGATGTGTTGATGCCCACACGGCCTAAGCTATCGATGCGCATTGCCTCGGTACCGCCGTCTGTGGCGCCGGCTCCATACCGGAAAACAGTGGCACCAGAACCGCTGACAATCGTGTTGTCGTCGTTTCCAATCACAATCTTCGCCCGACCGGCACCGCCCTTGATGTTCAAGAAAGCACTACTGGACGCCGGGCGAAGAAGATTGTCGTTTCCATAGGCCGTGCCCGCCCCGGCTCCAATCAGAAGCCGGTCCCGCGCGCGGATGTCGCCGTAGACATCAAGCAGGTAGCTACCGGAGGTCCCGCCGATGACCAGCCGTCCCGAGCCGTCGATCAGCGCTCTAACAGACTCCGTGCCCCCGGCGTCCGGATCCTGCTTCGCAACGAACTTAAACTCCCCGGAGCCGCCATTCGGCGCTGACATCAGCAGCATGGCTCCACCGATGATCGTGCTGTCCTGCTGATAAACACCAGCGTCATCGATATAGAGATTGTTGCCGTAGGAGACTTGCCGGGTCGTAACATCGTTGGGAGCAGAAATAATCACGTTCCCACGCGCGAAGTCGGCCGCCGATCTAATTATTGCAGCCCTCCCGAGGTTGATGTTTCCGTTAACGGCCGCGTCTCCCTCGACATCCAGCGGGAAGGCGGCCGAAGTCTTGCCGACAGCAAGCCCCGCCGCCGTCGTGCGCCAGATCTCCGATCCGCCGACCGCAGCGGCGATTTGATCCGCTGCCGGCGAGAAGAACCCCGTGTCGCGATCACCCCAAAACGTCATCGAAGGCGCCGCCGCCGAGCCGGCCAGGAACATCGACTGGGTAGAGGACTGCCGGAAGCCGATCAGCCCGCCGGCGACCAGCCCCATCTCGTCGTCATCGGTTCGGACAAATCCTGTGTCGGGATCCGCGAGAAACGGCAGCCCCGGCTCGGCAGCCGTTCCGTCAGGCATGGCAAAATCGTTGCCGCCAGCCGCACCGCCGCGCTTGTCGATCACCCGAACAACGACTTCGCCACGCCCGCCGGATGCGCCGCCGCCACCGCCACCACCGCGAGGCGCGCCTACTTGCCCGCTGTCGCCACCGGCACCGCCGAAGAGAGACGCGCCGCCGTTCCCGTAGCCCGGACCGCCACTCGCACCGCCGCCGCCGCCGCCGAACCCGGTTGCTGCTCCCGGATTTGTGGAACCGCTGCTGGCGTTCCCGCCTTGCCCCCCGCCGAACAAATTCGAGTGTATCGCTCCTGCGAGTCCTGGATTGTCGACCGAACCAGTACTTCCTGCCGAGCCCCAGCCGCCGCCGCCGCCACCGCCGCCGACTTGGCCCACGCTGTTCGCACCTCCACCCCCTCCGCCGCCGTAAGCAGTTAAGTGAGAACCGAACGAACTGTTTCCACCGGGGCCTCCGGGGTTGCCGGATGCGGTTCCGCCGGCGCCCACCTGAACAACCTCTGTGTTGCCGACGTCGCCGCCCCGCATCCAACGAGAGAGGTAAGCTCCTCCTCCGCCGCCGCCGCGATAATTTGTAGAGGCATTGCCGCCACCGCCGCCGCCCCAGGCCTCCACGAAGATCAACGCGTCGTCGGAAAGCCCGGTCGGCTTGATCCAAGTCCCCGACGCTTCGAAGACCTGATAGTCGATCATCGCGCCGCCGCCGGTGCCCCCGGACACGATCATGAAGGCGCCAGCGACGAACACGACGAAATAGACGGTTCCCGCGCTGAAATCGCCCGGTGCAAGTGGGCTGCCGTCCGCTCGAGTCAGGTCGTAGAACGGGTTCGCGCCTTCCCGCAGGCGCACCGGACCGGTGTTGCCGACCTCCGGTTGGAGGTAGAAAGCCATCCCGGCAACCACGTCGCCATCGAGCGCCGGTTCCACCTCCATCGTGTAGTCGTTGCCGGCGTTCGTCAGGCTGACAGGCCGGAGCGCCGCCGCATCGAACAGCATGCCGACTTTCTCGGCCACCTGATCCATGTAATCCGCGCCGGAAACCGGCGGCATCGACGTGGAGGTCGGTAGTTTCCTGTCAGCCATCGACGGCCTCCCAGATTTGCGGGGCTTCGTCGACCAGCGTCAGCTGGGCGGTCAGCCCCTTACCGTTTCGGATCTCGGATACGATCAATCGCCGGTACTCCCGGCCAATGGCGCCGGCCACGACGAGACAGCCGGCGTCGATCGCCGGTCGGCCGTCGATGGTCTCGACGGCGACGGCGGGATCGAGTGTGAGCGTGTCGGATTGGCCGGTGGCGTTGGAAAGCGCGTGCACGGTCGTGGCGCCATCGGTTCGCCGGATCGCGATCCCGGTGCGAACCCCAACGCCCAGCAGGTCGCCGGACGCCAGAACATCCGGCGTCGCGAGCAGGTCGTTGACAGCCGACAGATCCATCACCGTGTCCAGGACAATCGCGGTCACGAAACCGCCATCCTTCACCACTTCCGCAATCCGTCCGTAGGCGGCGTGCCGTGTCAGGATGTCGTGCGAGACCGCGACCAGCGAGCCCCGCCGGCACCGCAGCGCCTCGGCCGGCGCGGTAAAGGAGAAAAAGGTGGAGCGGTGCGTTGCCTGCGCGAGATCGAACCGGGCGCGGCGGATCACCTTGTCCTCGTCCACCAACCCCTCGTAGCTGACCTGCTCGACGCGCGTGTCCGTCCCGACCGAACCCGGCCGGAAGACGGTCACCTGCCGTTCCTTGTCGCCTTGAACCGCATCGCGATAGGTCACGCGCAACCCGGCCGGCGGACGCGCGAACGCCTTGGTCCACTGGAAGGCGCTGAGGTTCCTCGGCGAGAACACCTGGACGGGCGCCTCGGCCGAGCGGTCGCGATCGCGGATCACGCCCCAGATCTCGGATTGATAGGGGCGCGCGTAGCCGCAGCTCGCAACGATCCGCATCAGGTCGGCGAGACTTTCGCCCTCCGCGACCATGTCGCAGGTATAGCGGTTGCCGAGACAGGCCTCGCGCCACGCCGCGAAGGCCTCCAGGTCGATGGTGTCGAGCGGAATGGGATCGGCGTTGTAGCGTCCGGACATGGCCTCCAGAAGCCACGGTGCCGGGTTGCGCGATGGCGCCAGCACCTGAAACGACTGCGCCGACGCGTCGTGTTGGCGCCCACCGCTCCAGAAGCGCAACGCACTTGCATCCACCGTCTCCGGCCACCACACGGCGCCGGCGGCGACGCCCGCATAGGCGCCGCCCTCGGCCGCCGCGCTGCGCAGGTAGCCGCCGGCCGCGCTCGCGGCCCATTGCCCGGCAAGAAGCGCGCCGCCGCTTGCCGTGTGCGCCTCGCCGGCCAGCACGCCATCGATCCACAGCCGGACGCGACCCGGCGTGACGCGGATGTCCCAGGCCACCCGGTGCAACTCGCCGTCGAAGGGGAGCATCGAAAGCGGCGCCTTCAGCACGGCGCCATCGTCGGAGCTCGTCTGGACGGCCGGGTCGCCGTCGCCGGCGCGGGCCACCAGATTGCCGGCGTCGTCCACATGAACGGATGCGCCTGAGACAAGCCCGCCGTCCTCGAACAGGACGGAGAACGGCGCCGGTTGCTCCGGCAGCCGCACGTCGCATTCAAAGGCGACGTGATTGTCCTTTGTGTAAGTGCCGTCGGCGATCACCGTTGCCGGGTCGATCCGCTGCGGGGGAGCGGTCGGCAGCCGGTAGCCGCCGAACTCGCGCACCAGCCCCGAGGCCAGAACGGAGAGCTGTCCGACCGCCCGGTTGCGGGCGCGGATCGCGATCGTCGACACGTCGCGGCGGGCGACCGGAGGTCGGGTCTGGATCGAGACCGCCCGCCGCAGCGTCACGGTGTCGAGCAAGCCCGCGCGCGTCACGGGCAGCACGCGCCCGTCATGCGTGCCGAAGAAATCCCAGACCGCGCCGGAGAGCTGATAGCTGTCGGAGGCGAACGCCGCGTGCCGGAACGTGGCGCCCCGCTTTACCTCGACCTCATAGACCCCGGCCGGCCAGTCGGCGCGGTCGAGATAGACCGTCACTTCGTCCGCCTGCAAGTTGATGTTCCGCACATTGGAAGACGCCGCCGTGTCCTCGCGCAACACGTCGTCGCCGGCCCCGGCCGAGAAATAGCCATCGGCTGACCAGCCGCCGCCGCCGGGCGTGAGCGTCTGTTCCGGCACCACCTTGCGCGCCTCGACAAACCCGCGCGTCGAGGGCGGCTTGATCGGCTGGCCGGGCAGCGCCTCGCCGAACCGCAGCTTGATCTGCACGCGACGTTGGGCTTGCGTGTTGTCCATGTAGTGAAGTTCGGGCAGCTGCCGCCAGGCGGTATCCCCGCGCCGCCGCATCCGAAGCCGAAGCGGCACGCGCAGCTTGTCGGTGAGCGCGTCCTGCCTGAGAAGGCCCGCCACGACGAAATGGATCCACACCTCGTCCGGGCTGTCGATCGTCGCCATCCCGTGGAACACCGGAAGCTTGCCGGTCGTGACCAGCTGGTCTTCCGGGTCGACGGCATGAACCGACATTTGAATGCCCAGATCGTCCGTTCTCCCGACGCGGTTGACCAGCAGCGGCGCCGGCTCGCCCGGCCGCCCCTCGCGCAGCTCGACGTCGAGCCCGCTGTCGCCTTCACCGGCGGCGGCTTCCCCGGCCGTTCCGTCCCAGGTGGTCTCCCCAAGCCGGATGTCGCGCAGCCGGTGCGGCCCGGCGAGCACATGGACGGCTTCCGCCACCTCGTCCTGGCCGACGTATTCGATCACGGGCTGACAGGCGAAGGGCGGAAACACCCGCCGCGTTCCGATCACGCGCGGCACGGATGCGCCAGGTGCAAGCACGTTGCCGGTCACCGACGCCGGGTCGAGCGAAACCCGCCCGTCGGAGGTCTGGGACGTGTCGGCGCCGCGCGTCGGCGGCGCGGTGACGGCCGAAATCACCAGCGATCCGACGATGCCGACCGAGGTCGCGATCAGCTTTGCGCCGAGGCTGCCGCCAGCGATCCCGAGCGCCGGAATGCCGCCGCTCGCGATGCCGGCGGTCGCGAAGGAAAGCGCGATCGCGGCGACGATCGCGAACGCCTGTTTGCCGCCGCGCCCACCGTCGCGCACGGCCATGTGGAACGTGATCCGGATCGGACGGCCGGCAGGCGTTTCCGCCTTGGGCCGGACGTGCGGCCACGCCTCGGCCGGCAGCGGATGACCGTCGATCGCCACCACGCCGCGCGAGGCAAACCCCTCCGGCAGGCAGTCGGCGCGCGCGACGATTTCGGCCACGGAAAGCCCCTGCGGCCAGTAATCGATCCTTGGCGATCCGAGCGCGAACGGCGCACGCCAGATCGTGGCTACATGGCCCGGTGACGTCTGAAGCATGCGACCCTCTCCCGGATGGTGAAATGAGAAAGCGGCACGATCGCCGCGTCGCAGGCCGCTTCCACGTGCAGGACACGGGTGGCGTCGACCATCACGCCGACGTGCCCGGTCGAACGGCCTTGTGGAAGCCGCATCACGCAGACGTCGAAGGCCCTTTGAAGCCCCTTCACGACGGGCTGCCAGTCCTCGCCCTCCTTGCCGGCCGTGACCGCCCGCGCCACCGAAATCAGCTTGTGCGCGGGGATCTCGCCGTAGTCCGGCAGGTCGAGTCCGCGCTCCAGCTTGAATACCAGTCTGACCAGCCCCCAGCAGTCGACGCCCTCGACCGTGCGGCCGCCGTCCAGCCACGGCAGGCCGACATAGCGCGCGCTCCAGTGCAGTGGGCTTGTCTCCCGCGCGCTCACAGGTACAACCCCGGAAAGGCGTCCTGCGTGGCGCGCATCGACGGCCAGGCCTCTTGCGTGTAGTCCCACGACCGGATCGTGCCGCGCAGCTGCAGCACGTCGGCGGTCACGTCCACGAGCGCCAGGTGCCGTGCGGAATAGGCGCGCGCGACCGGATTGACCAGGGGTACGCGCGGGTCGGCGCTGGTGTCGAATTGCGAGGCGGGGATCACATCGATGTCGAGCCGCGCGGGGCTGTCGAGCGACAGGATCGCCTCGCCGATCCGCCGGTCGACGTTCTGGACGGTGAGCTCGGTGCGCGGCGGCTGGTCCGTGTCGGACAGGAGACGAATGTCGAAGTCGAACCCCGTCCAGGTTTCCCCGTCGATCAGGTAGTCGGCGCCGTCCGAGACGATCAGCAGATCGCGCGAAAGCCGCCGGTGGCCGATCCGCAGGAACACCAGCAACGTCTCGGCCGTCTCCGGACCTTCAAGTTCGCGGGCGAGATCGGAGGGAATTGCGCGTTCTGTCATGACATCACTCCCTGACCAGAGCCGAGAAACTCACCGACCAGGCGTCCGGCGAAAACGCCGCGATCCGGTACGGCGTCTCGCCGGCGAGATACACGGTAACGGTGCTGCCTTTTCGCGGATGGGCGATGGTGAAGGGCAGCACGCCGCCGGCAAGCGTGTCCTGGACAAAGGCCTCGAAGACGGCCACCTGCGCCGTCGTCAGCACGAAGGCGAAGGTGACGGTCGAAAGCTGGACGGTGGACCGGCGCCGCCCGATCGGCGCGCCCACTTCCGGCTCGAAGCGGATCGCGGCCGGCTGCGGCGTTTCCTGATAGGAATGATCGTCGCTTTGTGCCGGAAGCGTTGCGGGCCAGGCGGCGGTCATCGCTTCACCCGTGTCGGACTGACCCCGAAGCGCGCCGCCTGGGCGGCGTCGAACCCTCCGGTGGCGAAGTCCTCCTTGACCCGCTCGATCACGATGTCGACGATCTCGCGCCCGTCGCCGTCGCGTCGGCGCTCCTGGCGCACCTCGCCGCCGGCGGTGTTATAGACGTTGACTTCGGTGCCGCCCCCGCCGCCGCCGCCGCGAAGCGACGAATTCGGCAGCACCATCGCGCCGCGCGACGTGCCGATAACGGGCTCCGGTCCGCGCTCGCCGACGATGCCGAAGGTCCCGTTCGGGATGAGACCGCCCTCCGCGAAGAAACCGGCGAACAGGTCGCCGACCCCAGAGGCCAATGCGCCGAACAGACCGCCGCCACCACCGCCGCTTCCGCCCGCCGCGTCGTTGAACTGCAGCATCGCGTCCAGCGCCTCGTTGAGGATCTTGTCGGTGATCCGGTCGAGCGCGCTCAGCGCGTTGTCCGCCATCGCGTCCCAGACGTTTTCGTTGTTGCGCACCGCCATGGCCAGGCTGGAGACCGACCCCTTCAGGATGTCGGTGTATTCGCGGAGATCTTGTTTCTCCGCGCGCTCGCGTTGGATGGCCTCAATGAGGTCTTCAACGGCCTTGCGCTCTTTCGGAGTCGCTTCGGCCAGTTGATCTCTGAGGCGTATCAACTCCCGCTGATACGGGTCGCTTTCGCGGATAATGTCGAGTTCGTCTTGCAGGGAAGCGGTAAGCTTTTTGATAGCCTCACGGGTACGTTCCGCAGCGTCTGCGATTTTCTGGTTCTGCTCAATTGCCGACCAGTCGAACTTGACCGGTGCGTTGCCGTCGTCGGCTTCCTCCTTCTGCACCGGCGGCAGGTTCCAGCGGCGGTCGAACGCGCTGGCGCTCAACCCGTTGCCGATCGCCGTTGGCGCGCCGAGCGCGTCCCGCATTTCCTTCCACCGCTTGACCGCTTCCGGGTCCGGCGGCGCGATCGCGTAGAGAAGATCGCCGGCGACACCGTCGAGCCACCGCATTGCCGAGGTGACCTTGTTGATCGCTTCCAGGATCAACTGGAACGCACCGGCAATACCCTGCGCCATCGCTTCCGCATTCTCGACGAACTCGGGATCCGCCAGCATGTCGGCGAAGTCTTGTAACTGTGGCAGAACGGCCTCGGCCAGCTGGTTGACCAGCCCCGCGCCGGCCGACCAGATCCGCGTCATCGTGTCGTTGAACACCTCGGCGCGGCGGCCGAACTCCGTCGAGATCGTCTTGCCGAGCCGGTCGGACTCATCCGCCATGTCGGCGAGCCCCTTCCGGCCGTTGTTCAGAAGCGGGATCAGCTGCGCGCCGGACCGGCCGAACAGCTTGATCGCCAGCGCCGCCTTGTCCGCGCCGCTTTCCATCCGGGAAAACCGGTCGGCAAGGTCGATCAGCACCGCGTCCGCGCTGCGCAGGCTGCCCTGGGCGTCGGTGATGGCGATCCCCAATTGCTCGAAGATCGCCGCCGACGTCTTGTCGGTTCCCGCCGCCACCTGCGCCATCACGTTGGTGAGTCGGCCCAGGCCGAGCGTCAGGGTCGAAACGCTCACGTCGGAGAGTTCGCCCGCCCAGGCAAGCCGCGACAGCGCTTCCGTGGTGACGCCGGCGCGCTGCGCGGATTTGCTCATCGCGTCCGCCTGGTCGATGGCCGTCTTGACCATGTAGCCGAGCGCCCCGGCCGCCGCTGCACCCGCGAGCGCGAGGTTGCGCCCCAGCATCAGCGCCTTTTTCGACACCATGTCGAACGTCCGCCCGAGGCCGTCGGCCTTCTTGCCGGCACGCTCCACGCCCCGGTTGAAATCCCGGTCGTCCGTATCGAGATCGAGCAGCGCTTCGCCGAGACGTTCAGCCATTGTCGGCCTCCGGTCCGGCCGGCTGCCGCACCACCGCGATCCCGGCCGCCGCGAGCATCGCGGGTGACGGCTTCATGGGTTTCCTGCGGCCTCCGCTGGCGGTCGTCTGCAGCTGGTGCAGCGCGCGGCGTGCGTCACGCGGCTTCACGTGACCGCCGCCGAGTGCGGCCGCGTCGATGGCCCGCAACTGGTCTTCGGCCTGGAGGATCGGGAGCATCGCGATATAGGCCCTCACAAGCCCTGCGGGGACGCGGGTGAGCCAACCGGCGGGGTCTCCTCCGAAGGCGCGCTGGAGCCGGGGGATGACGGCTCCCCAGTCGATCCGGTCAGACGCCGCGCCACCGCTCCCGCCACGGCCATCCGCCGCCGCAACAGGAGCCCGGTAAAAACCTCGCAGATGCTGAGCTTGTGCGACTCCGTCAGCTTGCCCAGCACCTCTTCCGGCAGCTCGACGGTGACGCGGCGGATCACCTCGTCGAGCAGCTTCGGCAGAAGCTCGTCCGCGTCCTCGGTCCGTGCCAGCGCGTCGATGCGCTTGCCGGCATGGGTGAGATACTGGCTGTCCATCACCGACAGCTCGTCCGGCGCGCGCAGCTCATGGAGCGTGCCGTCGATGCGGATTGTCGGACGCTCGATCAGCGTGGACAGCTCAAGGATCGGGGTCTCGGCCATGAAAGCCTCCGAAAGGAAACGGGTTGAAAAACGACGCGAACGGCGAGCCGCCTCTACGGCAGCGCTTGCTGGTGCTGGATCACCAGCCGCCCGAAACTCTCGGCTTCGGTGGCCGCGTTGGGGTCCTTCAGGCCGGTGAATTCGAACTCCAGCCCGGCCGGCTCGCCCTTGCGAAATGCGGGCTGCGGATTGCCGGACTGGAAACAGTTCGGCAGCTCGTATTGCATCGACATGGCGTCGCCGTAGGGCGAGACGCCGGAACGCAGCATCAGGGCCATGGTCGCGACCTGCGCGCCCTTGTAGAACTGCACCGACTTGGTGCCGATCGTGCCCGCGCCGGCGGCCACGGTCGTCACCTCGTTGGAATTGAGCCCCAGGCGGTATTGTTCCAGCGTCACGTCCCAGATCGTGAAGGTGACGACGAGATCTTCCTCGCGGCGAAAGGCCTTGATCGGTGCCGTGCTGCCAAGCGGCCGGACCGCATTGACGTCCTGGCCGTGCTCGATCGAGACCCCTTCCGGGTCGTAGCTTTCGTCGCCGCTGGTGCCGATTAGTGTCCAGTCTCCGGCCGGCACCGCGCCGAGCGCCGGAAAGGCCGTTCCGACCGGCGCCCACCAGGCGGTGAACGGGGCGGCGATGATTTCAAACGGTGCGGGCATGACATGCTCCTTGAAAAGCGGGTTTGAAGCCGGTCACGACACGGCCTCCAGGGCGTGGAAGATCTGGAACGATTGAAGCGCCACCGGCCAATAGGCGTCCCTGTCGCGTTCGGCCGAGAGCCCGCCCGCGACATCCACCCAATGGATCAGGCACCCCTCGACCACTTGCCGGCGGATGTCGCAGACGATGACCCGGCACAGCCGTGCCAGCGCGTCCGCTTCCATTGGCGTGGCGCCATGGGCGAGAAGATCGATGCGTTGGGTGTCGTGCCGGGCATAGCTGCCGGCCGTCAGCGAAGCCCCGCCGGAGGGCCGCAGCACGATCGCGGCACGTGGCATGGACTTGGTTTCGGCTGCCGGCAGCTCGCCGCCGAAGACACGCGATCCGACAAGTGCGGCGACATCGGCATTCGCCTTCAAGAGCTCCCGCAATGCACGGACCGGATCGGCCATCGTCGACACCCCAATTCCCCGGCGAATGGAACAGGCCGGGGTTACGGGTCGAGACTACGAACGGGGGATGGGCGGGAACATCCGCGCGGGCGCGCGGGCAAGTGCCGGACCGGCAAGAACGGGGCGAGCATCCGGCCGGTTTCCGGTGCTGTCAAGCCGTCATCTCGACCGCTTGGCGCGACGTGCGTAAGACGCGCGGATCCGTTCGGCCAGCTTGGGGTACTCTTCGTCGGCGGCGGGGCGAAGATAGGGGCGCGCGGGAATGGTGACCTGCTTGACCACTGCAAAGGTGCCGTCGTCCAGGCGAAAGCTCAGTGCCTTCGCCCGCTTCGGCTTGATCACGCCGCCGAGCTCGTGGATCCGGGCGTGGACGACATCCCTGACGCCCCAGGTGCCCTTGACACCGCCGCCGCCGGCTTTCGGTTGCGCGTAGTCGGCGATGTCGATGCCGCCTTCCAGAATGCCGGTGCGGTTGTTCCAGGCGTGCGTGCGTTTCGCGTGCACGACGCAAGCCGCCATCGTCCGGTTGACCCCGTCGATCTGCGCGGCGCGCATGTCGGCCGTCACCCGCTTGCCGTTCCATTTGAGCGATTTCGGTTTGCGCGCCATCAGCCGTCCGCCGGAGCCTCGAACAGATCGTCGCCGGCAAGAACTTCCACGGGCGCGATGGCCGGATAGTCATCCGGCCGCTCGAGTCGACGCCGGCACGGCGGAAGCCACCGGAAGGCTGGGAAATGCGATGCATGGCGCGGCGCGCGGGACGTGCCGGACGGACACGGCTGAGTCCACACAATCCAGCAATAGGCGGTCGCGGTCGACGCATCGCCATCCAGCCGGCCCTTCACCATCGGCACGCGTTCGGTGAACTGCAGGATCCATTCCGGAGGGAACCGCTCGAACAGGCGTTCGTGACGCCCCACGCCCTCCAGGAAGGAGGTTCGCACCAAAAGCGCGACGCCGTCTCCGGCAAGCTCCAGGGCGCGCAGGGCAAATGCTTCGGCCAGCCGAAACGGCGGATTGGTGACGATCCAGTCCGGAGCGCCCCCCGTCCACCGATCGGCGAACGGCGGATCCACCGGAAACAGGAAGTCATGCACCGCGGATTGCTCGGCTGCGCCATAGTCGTGCACGTCGGATCCCTCGACGCTCATGAAGAAATCGGCAAGCGCCTTCACCATGTGTCCGTCGCCGCAAGCCGGCTCCCAGCACGTCGCGGTGTCGATCCGGCCCCACGTGTCGAGATGCTCGCACAGCGCGCGAACCGCCCAGGGCGGCGTCGGAAAATAGTCGAGACTGTCGTGCGGCTCGGCACGTTGCGCCATCACGGCCGGGGACCGGTTCTGTGCCATCACGCGATCCTCTTCAACGCCGCTTCAACATGGGTGTGCTTGTGCTGGATGGGACCTTCGACGCGCAGCCGGCCGGGGATGAGGACAACCCCTCGCGCGTCTGTCACGGCCGTGATCTCGTCGGCTTCGGTAATGTCGGTGCCGAGCGCGAACAGCCCCCGGATATCCTCGATCATCGCCGTCTTGTCGCCATCGACGATCTCGCGGGATGCCGTCGACCAGATGAAACAGCGCACGACCCCAAGCGGCTGGAAATCCGGCGCCACCGGATTGCCCCAGCCGTCGGTTGCGATCGCCTGGTTGCGTTCGACGGTGGCGCGCATGGTCAGTCGGCCGGAGATCATGTCAACGCCAGCGGCTGGACTGTATCGCCCTCAAGGCCGGCATTCAGATCAACGTCACGCCCAGCGACGACACCTCGCAATCGATCGCGGCCGGCGGCGGCACCTTGGGCACTCGAACGACGGCAGCCAACGGGGACGAGTGTGGGATGGCGCTGCGCAATGTAGCGCGCGACCACCTCATCTTCGTGTTGATCGGGAAAAAGAGACTGGATCTTCACGTAGACCGCAGCGGCCCAGGCCTCGCAAAATGCGTCTGCCCTTGCGCGTTTCCGCGCCGGCTTACATCGCTTTAGATGTGCCGTGATGTAGGCAGCACGCGCGGTCTTGAGTTTTCGGAAGAGCACCGCGAATGCATAGCTTGCGACTTCGGCCGACGCCCCGCGCCCCACAAAGGTTCGGTCACCACTTTCATCCAGAAAGCAGGTCACCTGCAGCGCCTTGCATACTGTGTTGGAAAGAACAGTTTCCCAAAGCGGTGGCCGTTTTGCCCGGCCTGCGCGAGCGGTCGCTTCCTCGATATCAGCCAGTTCCAGATCTCGCTCACGGACCCCATGTGCGTCCATCAACTCCCGCGCTTTGGCGAGCGCTGAGGCGGCTTCATTCTCGTTGCCGCTACGGGCAAGTGCGAGACACTTGCGGATCTTGTCGATGATCTTCTTGTCCATGGCCGCTCTTCATTCTCCCCGCACGCGCCGCCACAGCCGGACGAAGCTAAGGTAGAGGCCGAGCACCGCGAACCAGACCACCGCGAACGGCCAGAGGACCGTGATGATCAGCCCCCATCCGAAGATGATCGACTGACCGTGGGCGGTCGGTTCGCCGGCTGCCGCTTTGAACATCAGCACAATGAAGGTTACGACGCCGGCCACATAAACCGCCGCCAGGAATGGGATCATGTCCATTGACTTCGCTCCGCCTTCTCACGCCATCGGCATGGCACTGCCGCGCAAGGCCGTGCCGAGCCAGGTGAACACCGCTTCGCGGGACTCCGCCCGCTCCGTACCGGTTGCACCGGTCCACGAATAGTCGCCGGCCTTTTCGCTCTTGAGGCCCGCCGCCGCGCGCCCGGCCGTGTCGAATTGCAGGATGCGGATCACGGCCTCGTCGCGCAGATCCTGAAGACCCGCCGGCGTGTAGACGATCGACACCAGCGGCGCCCAATGGCTGCGCCCGGTGTCGCCATCGAACAGTCTTTGAAGCGTCCGCCCGCCATCGAGAACCCGGTAATCGTTCGCCGCTAGCGTGACCTCGCCGGAGCCGCTCCCGCTCCAGGCCGGATCCGTTTCGGTGATCGTCACCGGCTGCGCGGGATCGATCGGCCGGGCAAGTCGCAAGGTTCGAAGCCCCCGCGTTTCCGGGTCTGAGGGATCGCCGAACTCGACGGTGATTGGCCCGGCCGGCCCGAAGCGCCCGTCGATCTCGAGCGTGACGGCCGCGATCATCGAAGCGAGCTCGGCGTCCGACAGGTCGGTGCCAGTGCGTTCCTTCACCCGGTCGATCAGCGCCATTTAAGCCTCCTTGAAAAGGTGCCGGTACTCTCCCGGCTGTCACGCCCCCCCGCCCTGGAGGCGTTCCCTCGGTGTTGGGCTACGTCGCCTTCGCGTCGACGACGGCCCTGGCCGCCGCGATCCANGCCGACCAGTCGCTTTCGCTCGCGCCTGAAATCGTCGTCGGCGGGTTCTGTGGATCGACGGCGGCCAGCTCCACAAAGGTGCCGATCCCGGCTTCGAGAAGCGCCGTGGCGGTTGCATTGCCGATGCCCTTGATGTCGCGCAGATCGTCGACATCGCCGCCCTTGGTACCGCCCGGCTTCTTCTCCTTGTCGCCTTGCGGTGCGCGCTCCTTGGCATCGTCGGCGGGCTTGCCGGTTGCCAGTTTGCCGTCGACCAGGCCGAAGCGCTCGGCCGCGCTGTCGGGGATTTCGTCACCGATGGTGGCGTAGAGAAAGGCCGCGCGCTTGTCGCCGGTCGCGACCAGGCGCTTCTTGTCGGAGGTCAGGTAAAGACGCTCTTTCGCGATATGCATCGTCAGGCCTCGTTGCTCGACCACAGGACATGCAGGAACTGCCCGCTCGTGTCGGTGGTGGTGTTCTCGATCACGCCGCCCTTGGTGGCGTGGATGGAAAATTCGTCCGTCCGGTCGACCCGCGTCGGCGGGGTCCCGTCCGTGATGTGTTCGACCGAAAGCAGNGTGTCGCCGGGCTTGATCTTGCCAGGGACCGCATGTTCGCCGATCGGTCCGCCCTTGATCAGCGCGCAACCCACCGGGCTGGAAAATCCGGAAATCGTCGGCATCTTTCTGCCCTTTCACTTCCCGTGCGGCTTGCGTTCCGCCGCAACGTGCGGCGGAACGCTCTCGCCTGTCGGGTTACAGACCCGTGACGTCGCAGAAGGCGGCGGGGCGGAAGACGACGAGCGCCGCCCGCATGTCGCCGCGCACCGTGCGCTTGCCTTCGCCGAACTGGTTGCCGACATAGCCGACCTGAATGTCGACGCCGGAGCGTTCGAACGCGGAAATCCACGCCGGCTGGAAGGATCCGACAAAGCCGGACCCGGCGGCGCGCGCCTCGTTCTGCACGACACCGAGCCCCCACATGCGCTCCGGTCCGGCCTCGGAGGGACTGCCCCAGATGTAGACGCCGTCGACGGTGCGCAGGAGACGGACGTCCTGCCAGTCTTCCGGGTGCATCACGTGATGCGTCGGCACGGCGCGTCCCACCGTTCGGATCTTGGTCATCGCCTTGTAGAAAGCATCCGGCACCGGGTCGGCGCCCTTCGCATGGGTCTGGATGCCGGCGACATTGGCGATGCCGCGCAGGTTCGGGGCCGTTCCGTTGCCGACGTAGACCTGCGTGTCCAGCTTCTGGCGCAGGCCGAAGGTAAGCCGGCCGTTGACGTAGCCCTGCATCATCGGCACGTCTTCCAGCTGCTCGTCCGTCACCGGAAGACTGTCGGTGATCTTGCGCACGTCGGACGACCGCTCGGTGAAGGCAAAGGTCGATTCCGCGTAAGCCGCGCCCTCGGCACGCTCGGCCGCCGCATGCGTGCGCGTCGTTTCCTCCATGTACTTGATCGCCGCCTGGCCGGTCTGCGACATCGGAATGATATCGATGAGCTGCAGCGGACGCGTCGTGGCCTCAACGAAGCCCGGCAGGCGAACGCTCTCCGGCGCGAAGCCGGCGCTGGTGGACATGAGCGCCTTGGTCAGCAGGGTGTCGACCTGCATGCCCTTGGCGAGAATGTCGGACGGCAGCACGTCGTAGGAAAAGTCGATCCCCTGCGGCTTGCCGCGCTGGATCCATTCGGAATAGGACTTCTCCTCGGCCAGCATCTCGCCGAGCGACTTGATCCGGCCGCGCACGCCGCCGCGATCGTCTCGGCCGCCCGGCATCGGCGGACGGTTCAGGATCTTCTCGCGATCCTTCATGCCTTTCGCCGCGCGCTCGGCCGCTTCCAGGGTTTCGGCCTGCTCGCCAAGCTCGTTCAGTTCGGCGTCCATTGCCTTGACCTTCTCGGCCACAGCGATCGAGCCCTTCACCCCGTCGCCCAGGCACTTGACCCGGGTGAAGTCGTATCCCTTCTCGCCGCTGTCGGTGGTGACCTCGGCTTCGGAAAAGACCTTGTGCAGGTCCGCCTGTTTCGCCGCGAGCTTCTCGCGGACTTCCTTGAGTGTGGACATTGCGTCTCTCTCTTGTCGCCTGGCCTCACGTCCGCGCGCGGCCTGAATGGATAGGCCCGCGTCCGCGCGGGCCGATAGCAAGAGCGAGTGTGAAGAGAGAGCGGCGCGGCAAACATCCGCGCGGGCGCGCGGGTGCGACCGCTGGAACGTCATTGAAGGTGCGAAGGTGAACCGGAACGATACCCCGAAGCGCCCGCAAAAATCCAGCTTGGCGCATGCCGGCTGAAAACCCGGCGGTCCGCAGGCCGAAAGCTTCGACGTTAAAGGGGTCTCAAAGGGGGTAGATCGCGCGCTTGCGATTTTTGCGCCCGATCATGCGCCGTGCAGCGACAAGGCGCTCCACGGCGCTTTTTTCAACGTGTCTTCTGAGCGAGGCGACGACGCGCGGATGCGGTCATCAGATCCGTGTGGATACGCTTGAGCTCTTCATCCGCCCGAACGGCCTGTTCGGCATCCTGTTTACCGGACGACAGCAGCTCCTCAAGGCGAGACTTTAGGCCGGCCAGTTGCTCGATCCGCGCCGGGCTGAGCGGACGGCCGTCGGCGGCGCGCAGATCCTTCACGTCGCCGGCGCGCNCAATGGCGTCGCCGACGTCCGTGATCAGTCGGTCGAGCTGCTCGGCGAAGCTGCCGCGCGATTTCAGGCTGAGCGTGCCGGTACCCATACCCGCGCCGCGAACCACCGTCGAGATCTCGTGGATGTCGAGGCGCTTCAACACGCGCACCACCGCGCCGTCGCGAAGTTCGCGGGAATGCTCCAGCGCGTCGAAGCCGTAGCTCCACTCCTGGACGCTCTTGCCGGTGGCCAGATCGAACTTCAGCGTCTTGTGCCAATCGCGACCGCTGCCGGTTTCCAGGTTGAGATGCAGGTCGGCATAGGCCGCGTCGCCTTCCTCGAAGATGCGCGCCTTTCCGAACGGCATCGCGTGGCGATCGTGCGCCGGCAGGATCGGCACCCATTGTTCCGTCCAGCCGAATGCGCCGCGCGCATAGGCGTCGCCGTCATGATCGACCGCCGACAGCGTTGCGATCCGGGCCAGCCCCTTGCCGGCCTCGTCCATTTCCTCGACCGCGAGGGCCTTGGTTTCGATAGGCATCGTGTCAGTCCTCCGTGTCGCCGAAGTGCGGCGCGAAACTCAATGTGCCATTGGGATGTTCTTCGGCCGCGAGCTGCGCGGCCTCCGCCGCCGTCACGATCGAACCGTCGCGGGCGATATGTTCTTCAAGCGAGCGCCCCGGTCCAAGCCGACCGTCGAAGATCACGAAGCGCTCCACGCCCGCCGCCTTGGCGCGCTCGATGGTCGAGACGTTTTGGGCGAATTTGGTTTCCGTCCGCGCAATCGTCCGCGAGCGGATGCCCGGCGAGGACCAGGGGCCGGCCTCGACATGCGCCGCAATCCGCTTTGCCAGTGCCTCCGCGCCTTCGCCCTCGGAGCGGCCGTCCGCCAGCGCCTCGAAGACGGCCGTGCGGGTTTGCTCCGAAAGGTCGACAAGGCCGGCCCGCCGTCCGCCCGCGCCGACGATCGAGCGGGCCACCGGATCGGGCAGTGTCGCGGACAAGCCGACCATCTCGGCCGCATCGGAAACCGACTTCGCGACGTCCAGATAGTGCGCTTCGTAAAGCGCCTTGAAGGTGGTGCGATGCGCAGCGATGCCGAGGGACTTCAGGATTTGCGCAACCAGCGCCTCGTCCGACTTGGTCTCGCCGGCCGGGGCATCCTTGGGAGCGGATGTATCCCGATCGAGCAACGGTCTGGCCGCCTCGGCGGCGGCTTTCCCGAACGACGCGAAAAAGCTCTTCAAGCGCCGTTCCATCGCCTTTTGAAGCGGCTCTTCCTGACGCTGGAGCGCACGCACGTAACCGGCCCCCGCGCGCCGTTGCGCCGGGGTCGCGCGCGCCTTTTCGCCACGCGGGTTGATGCTGGCCGGTGTGAAGCCGGACAACGGACTGACGATGCTCCGCGCCGCGTCCCGCCCGATCGCCGGGAATCCGACGATGATCAGCTCCACGGCCGTGTCTTGCGGGATCTCTCCAGCGGCGACGGCCTGCACGATGTCGCGAAGCGCGGCGATCTGCGCACCGTTCAGCGCCGTGTCCTGCGGTGTCTCGGCCGGTTCGATCGGCGTTGTGGCGGCTCCGTCCTGCGGCGCGGCGGTCGGGGGCGCGCCGCTCGAAGATCCGGCCGGCGTCTCGATCTGCATCGCCGGCCGCAGGTAGATCCGGTGGGAATCATCCACGTCCCAGCCGAGCGCCTCGCGGCCCTCGGCCAATGTGATGACACCGCCGGACACCTGCCCGAGCACCCGCGTTGTCAGCTTGTCCTCGTCGTCCGACAGCGCCAGCACCTCGGATGTGTCGAACAGGGTTTTCATTCTCTCGGCAGGTCCGAAGTCCGGCAGGAGCGAACGGTCGAGCTCGTCCGCGAAGGCGCGGCCGATCGGCAGAACCCCGTTGCGCCAGGCGAGCTTGATCAGCTCCGACATGGTGGCGCCGACCTTGGTCGACTGCAGCCCGGCGCCGAAGCCGACGACCGCCGCCGGGATGCCGAGCGAGGCGCACACGCGTTCCTCCGCGACGTCGCGCGCCTCCGACATGTTCATTTGGCTCGGATTGAAACCGAACTGGCTGACGTCCGTTGGAGCTCCCATCACCAGGGGTTCGCCGCGACGGTCCCCGCCAAAGGCTTGCTTGAACCAGGCCTTGGTCGCCTTCACGTCATCGTCCGCCACCACGCCGCCGCTCTTCGGGCTGACCACGACGCCTGGAACGCCCATGTTGCGCAGCAGCGCCGCGACGAAATTGGAGCTTTCCAGATCCATGAAGATCTCGCGGATCACTCCGTCGAGCGGCGAGATGCCCTTGCGCGGATCGCGCGGGTCGATCCCGTGCCGGAAGTGCACCACGTCGTCCGGATCGATCCGCATCGGCGCGATCCCGCCGCCCGGCGCGTAGACATAATGGTCGAGGAAGACAGACCCGTCGTCGGAACCCTTCGGCGTCATCGTCCAGTGCGGCGCGTACCAGAGTTCGGCAGGCCGCCCCAGACCGTTGCGCACCTTCAGCCAATAGGCGTTGCCGGCCAGACACCAGGACAGCACCGTTCCCGACCACAAGGCGATATCGCCATGATACGGATTGGGCTTCGCGATCAGCTGCACCATCGGATGATGGTCGACCTCCTGGCGCACGCCCTTTGCATCCAACTTCGAAACCGCAAGCCGCGCTTCGGGCAGCGCGCGCTGGATCCACTGGATCGGCGCGGTCACCACCGAGGCGTCCAGCCCGTCGCCGATCGCCTTGCGATAATCGTATCGGGTGCGTGCCAGATAAGGCCGCATCAGCATTGGCCGGGGCGCGTGACGCATGGCGGTGAGCGCCTTTGAAAACCAGTTACGCATCTTCCGGGATCCAGTCGTCGTCGAGAGTGCGGGGCGCGCCGGCGGGCGGGGCGGAGCTGACCGGTCGCCACGGCTGCGTCTTGCCGCCGTCGGCGGCGTGGATTGCAAGCGCGAGCGCCCAGAACCTGTCTGCGTGTCCGTCCGGCAGCCGCTCGGCCGTGAAGCGGATGTTGCCGGCCGGCGTTACCTGCTTTGTGATCTGGCGAAGGTCGGCGCGGATCTCACCCGTGTAGGGGATGCGGAGCCGCCGTTCTTCCATGCGCGAGCGCACCGGATAGGCAAGCGCTTCCTTGGATTGCGCAGTGAACGAAACGCCCTCGACCGTATACTGGCCGAACCTGTCCTGCGCGTCGTCCACCCAACCGATGCCGAGGCCGGTCTGGTCGATGCACACGCGGGCGCATTTGGCGAACCACGGCCAAAGCACCTTTTCCTGTTCGGATTTGCGCATCTTCTTCATGGTCTCGACGTGGCGCGTGTAGAGGACATCGCCGAGCTTCTCGACCACCCACAAAACGGTGAGATCCTGTGTCCGGCCGATGTCGACGCCGGCGTAGAGCGTGCCGCCTTCATCCGTCTGCCAGTCGACGCCCTGTCCGTATTCGACCGATGCGATCAGGTCGTATTCCAGAAAGGCCGCGTCGTCGTCGGCCGGCTTGCACATGTACTCTTGAAGAAAGCTCTCCTCATCGGCGGCGCCACTCTTCACCCAATCGAAATACGCCGCCTCGTCCATTTCCTGCCGTTCGTCCTCCACCGGCAGGGACTGCTGCAGTTTCCAAAGGAACCCGTCGTCCAGCGCGTTTTGCAGCGTGACGGTGTGGAGGCTGATCTTCTTCGGATTGCCGCCTTCCTTGAACTCGCGCACCAGCGTGTTGAAGAAGTTCTTCGATCCGCGGTGGGTGGAGATCACCTCCATCTGCCCGCCCCAGGTAATCCCCGGATAGGCGATCGCCCAAAGCTTGCGCGGGTCCGGGTGCAGTGCGAATTCGTCGAGAACGCGAGAGCCGCGCTTGCCGGCCTGCGCGTCGGCGTTGGAGCTCATCGAATGAATGCGCCGGCCGTTGGCGAATTGCAGCACAAGCGCGCTGTGCTTCTTAGTTTCGTCGATCACCACTTCGCCCAGGTCTCGCGCGGCGATATCGGCAATCCCCGCCCAGAGCTTGCAATCCTCCAGAAAAAGCCGCGCCTGGATCTCGTCGCGCGACGAAACCCATTCGTCGAGCCGGGCCGTCGTCAGCGCAATGCGCGAGACCTGGGCATAGGCCGTCGACCAGGACAGGCCGATCTGCCGGCTTTTCTCGATGAGCTTCAGGCGCGAGCGATCGGCGATCCACCGCGCCTGGTAGGGCAGGAATATCGCGTCGCGGTTCGCGGGGATGACGCGCGCGTTTCCCATCAGGCGATCCCCGCGAGCCGTTGCGTGATCTTCTGCATGGCCTCTTCGGAAACCCCGTGCGCCTTGCCGATCCTGGAAACGTCCTTCGCGGCTTCGGCGACCTTCTGCTTGTGCTCGTCTTCAAGCGAGCGCCGCAGGTCCGCCGCGTGCCGCTGTGCCGTCACGGCCGCGCGGTTTGCGTTGGCGAGCGCGCTGATCTCCTTGGCGCTGAGGTTGCCCTGGGCGAGCAATCCGTCCGCCGCCATCTTGATGCGTTCCGAAAGCGCGACCGTCATCCGGTCGGCGCCGTCCGGCCCCATGCTTTCGCACAGCGCCTTGGAAAGCCGCAGCCGCTCGTCGTACTCCCGCCACTCGCGCGCCCGGCGCACCGAGTAGCGCGAGAACGCGCCCTTGGAGATCGCGCCGATCCCCCGATCGGCAAGCCGCGCATTGAACTCCGCAAGGATCGCGACCTGCGGACGCTTGCTTTCGCGCAGTTCCTCATTCACCCAGACGAGATCCGCGTCGGCTTCCTCGGGCAGCATTTCCATGCTGGAAAGCCGGCCGCGTCCGGCCCGCCTGCGGCGCGCGTTCGGATCGCTTGTCTCTTCGGATGACATCGCCGTCAGCCCTCGGGATCGGGACGCGCGACACCGGCAAGGGGCCGGCGCCGTTCGATGTGATCGCGACCCGCACGGGTGATGCACGCGATCATCCGCCCGCCGTCGGTCTCGATCGAGACCGCGCCGAGTTCATCCAGCACCGTCAGTTGCGTCCGGATCCAGTCGATGGAGCGCCTGACCAGCCTGAGGTCGACGGCCTTTTGCAGGAGGTCATCGCCAAGCGATCCGTCGAACTCGGCCGCCAGCGCCTGGAGGATGGCAAGCCGGCCCTTTTCTGCGAGAAACGTCCCGTAGTCGGATGTCATGGCCCCACCCCCTTTTGCAAAAACTCCTCGATCCGCCGCGCTGTCCTGTCCGTCGCGGCCCATCGCTCTTCCATCCGCCCGATGCTGCCCTTGACTTCGGACACGTCCACCCTGAGTTCGTGAACGTCATCCTTGGACGGCAGATGCGCATACTCGTTTTCAAGCTTTTGAACCCGGCGGTCGTGTTCCGTGAGCTTGCGTTCATGGCCGGACAACAGTTCCGCGTTGACCTTCGAACGGGCCGTGAACCACGTGTAGATCAGGCTGCCGATCGCCAGCAGCGAACCGATCGGACCGGACCAGGTGCGGACTTCCTCGATCATGAAACCTCGCTTGCGCAGTCGATGCAGGTTGTGGCGGACGGCAGGGCGGCACGCCGCGCCCTCGGTATCGGGTCGCCGCAAGACCGGCACATGCGGGAACCTTCGCCGGTGAGCGCGGCCTGTGCCCGTCGGATGGCGGCATCGCGTTCTTGCGACGCGCGCCGCTCGGCCAGTTCGATATCCCGTTCGCCGATCTTCATGCCCCGGCCTCGACTTCGAAATAGCGATAGCGAGGGGTCGAGACTTCGTAGACCGCATCGCGGCCGATGATGCGCTCCTGCCGCCCAACGACTTCATACTCGCCGGAGGCCTCGCCTGGACGTGTCGTCAGCAGATAGCCGAAAACGACCTTGTCATCCTGAAACCGCTGATAAAGCTCGGCGACGGTGCGGGCCGAACATTCGAAGACGATGAACCGGCGCCCGCCCTTGCGGGTCTGGTCCGTCAGATCGATGCGGAAGACCTGCATCTCAGCGCCCCCGCATCACGCGCACGGCCTCGACACCACGCGCGCCAAGTTCCTTGAGCGTGTGACCGCCCATGTAGAGCGCGATGAACCACGACGTGAGCGTCATCATCACGCCGACATCCATGCGAACGCCGATGTCTGAGCCTGTGATCGCATCGACCACCGGAACGATGAGCAAGCGCACCGTCCACATGAAGCCGAGCAGATACATCCAGCCCCAGCGCCACGCCGAGGGCCAACCGCCTTGCGCCTGTTCCGCCTGGAGAAGCGCGAATTGTCCGTCGAGACCGCGCGCCCAAAGCGCGATGATCTCGGGCATGCGCGCCTCGACCTCCTTGACGCCCTCGGCGAGCTGTTCGTCGGGGAGCGAAGGCAGCGCCTCGACCTTGACGCCAAGGGCGTCGGCAACCTCGCCGACCACCGCGCCGGCAAGCCGGCCACCGGCATCTCCGAACCTGTCGCCGAGGACCCGGCCGACCAGATCCGCACCGACCTTGGTGGCGATACCGGCGACCAGTGAGAAAATCGCGCTCATGCCGAGACCTCCGAAGCGAGCCGCGCTTCGCGGGCATAGGCCCGTTCGCGCTGGCGGTTGATATGGGCGCGCCAAAGCAGCCACCCGGCGAGCACGACCAGAAGCAGCGCGCCACCGCCGACCAGCCAGCCGGCCAGTGCATCGCCCTGACTTGCGGCCGCGCCGCCGCCTCCGCCGCCGGCCCCGGCCGCCATCCCGCCCTTGCCCTGCGATTTTGCGACCTTGCCCGCCTTGGCGCTTTCGTCCGCCAGCGCGGTTTCGACATGCGGAGCGTCTGCCGTTGCCGCGAGCGCCCAGCTCACCCACAAGGCTTCGCCTGTGACGACGCGCCGGGTCCATCCACGACCGAACGTCCGCCAGTGTTTGAATGTCCGGTAGATCGACAGCCGCCGCGCGCAGAGCTTCTTGACTGTTTCATGATGCGGCCCGCCGACCACTGCCATCAGGCTCTTGCGCGCGGCGGACGGGCCGGAGTTGACCGCGTAGTCGAAGACCGCCCCGTCGACGCCGGCGGCGAGCGTGTCGCAGCCGGCCTTTTCCCAGTATCCGTCCAGGTAGATCTGTTCGACCAGGGCGGGAGAAATCCGTTTGAGCTCGGCCACTGTCGCGCCGGGCTTGTAACGGCGCAAGGTCGCGAGCGTCACACCCCGGTTGGTGTGCCCGCCGGGATCGTGCGGGTGGTTGACGTAGCCGCCCTCGAAGGACAGCGTGAAATCCAGCGATGGTTTGAAGTTCGCCCGCATGGCCGCGCCTCGAATGCATGAGAAGCGCCGGATCGTCCGGCGCTCTGTCATGTCACTCTGTCAGGTTCGGGAGCGGGGTTTCATCCGCGCGGGCGCGCGGGTCGTCTCACAGGAGCTGCAATTGCGCGTCATCGTCCGCGAGACGCCAACGGCGGACGGTGGCAACGTCGGCGCGCACGATCCGCGCGATCGTGTTGAGGCTTTCGCCACGTGCGAACAGGATCTGTGCCACCCAGCGCTTCGCGATGGGCACCTTGTAGTAGCCCGCTCCGAGAGACCCGGCAAGCTTCTCGACGTTGTCGACACCGATCGCGCGCGCCATCTTCGAGCGGCCTGTCGGTGTCGTTGCGATATAGACCTCCGAGCCGCCGAACTCGCACAGGAACTTGACGGCGCCGTCCACGCCGAGCGCGTCGACATAGCCGGTCAGATGCGCAGGGATATCAGGTTCAACGGACATCACCGCCCCCTCGCGCTCGCCCGCGCCCTGGCCGTCTTCGCGGCGCGCAGCTTCGCGCCAAGAATGTTCATGAGATCGATCCATCCGACCTTGGTCAGATCCGCATAGGCGATGCCCGGCTGCATCCGCGCGACCCATGCGTCGAGCGACGCGGCCGGGGCGGCGTCGAGGCGGACAAGCCGCGTCCACTGTGCCAGCAGGATCTGCATGCGGTGGTCATTGAGAAGCGGAGGGCGAAGCTTGTCGTGTGTGAACAGGCTCACGTCGCCGCTTTCCCGGCGCATCCAGTCCTTGAGCGCCTCGATCACCTTTGTCGCGTCGCCCGCGTGCCGAAGGAACCGCCCGTGCGATAACCCGGTCTGCCGCTTCACGAAAGCGATCAGCGCCGCATCGGATGCGGTGTCGATGATCCCGAGATTGTGAGCTGCAATCCAAAGCGCCTGAAGCTTCGCTGCATAGGGACCTGAAAGGCGGTTTGCGCGGGGCTTCGAAGACCGTTTGAAACCGAGGCGTTCGAGCTCGGCGACCACGGCCCGGTGCTGCTGCGGCGTCATGGCGCGCAACGACCGGGAACCGGTGACGCGCTGGTAGAGATCGCGTGCGTCCTCGTCTACCAGGCCAAGTTGCTTCAGGCCGACGTGGATCAATGCATGTGCTGTCATCTGTCCCACCATCTCAAAGGGTCCGGACGCTCGTCCTGGACTTCGGTTGACGATGCGGCCGGTCGCGCGGCCAGTTCCTGTTTCAGCAATTCGTTTGTGACGGCGCGAAGCTCGGCGGTCAGATCCGGCAGCCGGTGCAGCCGGTATCGGCGGCGCTCGACCTCGCCGAGCAGCTCTTTCCGACGCCGGCCGAGGTCGCGGGACGCCATCTCAAGCCCCTCCGTCCTCGACCGCGAGTGCCGACTTGATCCGCGTCTCGTTCTTCTGCAGCCACCGGAGCGTGTCGCGCACGCATTCCAGCCGCAGGCAGTGCTCGTCCGCCTCGCCCTCGCGCATGCGCCGTGCCGCGACCCGCTGCGGATAGACACGGGCGCGCATCGCGAGCTCGCGCTCGACCTCCTGGATCTGGGCTGTCAGCGATCGGCGCGGGCGCATGCCAGGCCCCACTTGCCCGCGACCAGATCCGTCAGCCACTCCGGGCCTTCGAGCTCGCGCGTCCAGAAGAGATCGGCAGGCGTGCCGATCTCGGCTTCGATGTCGCGAACGAGGCCGAGCAGCCGCTCGATCGGCACAACACACTCAACTTCGCAGCTTCCAGGCACGGGGCGGTGTTCTGCGTCGACACCGCAGGACGTCTCGACGTAGCCGGCGAGCGTCGCGCGCAGCTCGACAAGTGCCCGCTCCAGCAGGTCCTCGGGCCGGGAGAAGGACGTGGTGCCGGTCATGATGAACCTCCCGCCGCGATACGTTTGTCCGCTGCCGCCAACCAGTTCCGCACGGCTCCCCACAGACCTTGCGTGCTGGTTGACCGGATACCGGCGATCTTGACAGCCGCGCCTTGCCAGTCGTCCTTGATCCTTGCTTCGAACGCCGAGGTGAGCCGGCGAGTCAGGTTGCGCGCCTCGTTCTCCCGGCGCTGAAACCAGGTCGAGGGATCTTCGTCCCACGACCCGGCTTTCTTGTCCGCCTCGTCGAGCATCCGCTCGACCTGGTCGCGGAGATCCTTGAGGGCCGCGCTCATCACGACGCCCTCGCGAGATCGATGGTAACCGGACGCCAAGTGCCGTCGGGCGTGTCCCGTTCGTAGAAGCGGATGTACGTCTTTGAACCGACAACGCGCATGGCCTGGCGGATCGCGTCCATCGCGCGGCGCCAGCGTTCGTCCTCGATATCGAGGCGAAGCAGCATGAAGATCTCCGAACGATTGATCTGGCCTGCCTTGTCGGTGTTGAAGGCGCGCGTCACGATTGCCCGGATCTCTGGACGGCTGTCCGCCGCCCATTCGTTCAGACACTCGTCGATCAGTTCCTTGGCGATCTGGAGCTGCGGACCGAAATCAATGAAGTCGGACACCTGCACCTGCACTTTCATGCAGCCGTCGAAGGTCATGAAGGTCTTGTTGCCCTTTCGACCACCTTTCTTGACGTCATACTCCTGCGCGAGCAGCGCCTCGAACGCGCCGAGATCCTCGAATGTGTGACCGCGAAACCGCGCGATCTGGTCGGAGAGCGCCCGCGCAAACCCCATGATCTTGCGCACGGTCTCGTCTTCAAGTGCGTCTTCCGGCTTGATCATCTCGACCGGCACGAGCGAGCCTTTCGCGTCGCGCATGTAGGTCTCGCCGTCGATCTCGCGTCGGCCGTCATCGGTGGCGGCGATTGTCTCGGTCATAGGTACTCTCCATTGCGTTGATCAAGGGCCGAGCGGCCCGGAGCTGGGTCGCCCAGAAGGGTGCAGTTCGGATCGCCGCGCATCGGCGTATGTACGACCGGCACTTCGCGGTAGCGGCGGAAGATCGCTTCGCGCGGCGGTTTGGCTACCGGTTTAGGGGGCGGACTTGGCGGCTGGGGCGCCGGCGGTGGCGCGGGCTCCGCCGCAAGTTGCTCTTCCAGGCTCGGCCCGCCGTAGAGCGCTTGCATTTCCTCGCGATAGGCGAGTTCCAGATTGACCGCGTGGATCAGCCGCGCGATTGCATCGACGAGACCGGCGCGTCCCGTTTGCCCGGTGGAGACGAGCGCCGCGAACGCCTTCGCGGCAATCGAAGCCGGCGTGTCATCGCGGTTGCCGTCAAAGACGGCGTCGACGATTTCGTCGACTAGGTCGTGCAAGCCGCTCATGCCACCGACCCTCCGCCGCCGGAGGGCTTGGAAACCGGACGCGGCACGATCGTAAGGCGCTTGACCTTGCCCGAAGCAAGGTCTTCGGACGTGATGGTGGCGTGACCGGCGATCTGGCTGGCTTCCAGCGCGCGGGCGGTGCGGGTCATGTCTCGCAACATGAAACGAACGACACCCGTCAGGTCGGCCGGCAGTGTCAGGATTCCGTCCTGATCCACGCGCCGGTCGATCCAGTCGCGCAGGTTCGAAAGATCGTCAGAGAGCATCGTCTCCTCCCTTGATGCGTGAATGCGGGCAGCCCGAGCGGCAGGCACGGAACATCCGCACGCGGTGCGCCGATGTCGGCGCGTAACCCTTGGCTTGCCAGTCGAGGCACAAATCGCGGCTGAGATCGCCGAGGACGGGACACGCCACCGAGAGCCCCATCAATGCGCCGCGCACACGTTCCTCGACCCGGCCAAGATCGCCGCGATACTTGGCGTTGATCACCTGGCTGGTGGTTGCCGCCGAGTAGCCGATACGCACGCCGGCGCTCGAAAGCCCCTCGCGATCGGCAAGCAGCGCCAGCTCCCGGATCCAGTCCGGTGCTTCGCCCCATGCGGCAGCGGCCTTGTCGGCCATTGAGATCGTGGTGACACCCGGCGTCATGACGACACCTCTTCGGCAATCGGCTCGCCGTGCATCTCGTTGGTGTTGGGGTCGTAGACCGCGCGGGTTCGCAGGATCTTCGGCGGCTTGGGCCCTGTGTCCTTTGATGGTTTCAGGCGCCACTTTGTCGGATGCCGTGTCCGGCCCGGTTCGATGCAAAGGAGATACCCGGCGCTGTCGAGGCGCCGGAGGTAGCTTGCTGCGGAGACTTCGGAGACCTGTGTTTCATCGGTCGATGCGAACGCCGCGAGCTCGCGAGCATTGAAGCCGTCGCGCAACAAGCGCCGCATGGTGTTCCAGAGAAGCTGGTTGACGGGTACAGGAGCCGCAGACCCGTCACGCCGAAGTCGTGGCGCCTCGTCCTGACGCTTCACCAGCCGATACACCTTGCGACGGTGACGGCCCGGCGACGTCCCGATCTCCGCCAGATAGCCGGCCTTGAGCAGGCGCCGCAGGTAATCCGTGACGGTCGTGTCGTTCGGGTCGCAACAGGCCTGGTCGACATCGTGCCTGGTGAAACTGTCACCGCTGCGCGTCAGCTGCAGGATGACAGACCAGACATGCTCGTATCCGCGCAGGATCGGACGGCCGTTGAGTGTCTTGAGTTTGAGGACGGCCGACATCAGTTCCGCCCCCCGCGCCGCCGCACCGGGGTTTCGCCGGTGAAGATCCGCCCCTCGTAGGACGCCCGGTCGATCTTGCTCAGACCGTGATTGCGCGCGAACCCGCGCACCTCATGCAGGGTCGTTGCGATGCGTCGGGCCTTGCCGGACGTGCGTGAGCGGATGTCTTCCAGAAGATCCGCGTCGATCTCGATGTCGGGACACAGGAACGAGGCCAGAACGCCCGTGTCTTCCAGATCGCACGGCTGCGCCAGCTGGAAATCAAGAACACGGTTGTGCACCCGTTCGTGCATTTCCAGCTTTTTGGGGAGGAGCTCCTCGCCGATCAGCACCACGGGAACCTGTGTGGTCTCGTGAATGTCGCGCACGAACTCGATCTTCTTGCCGTCGACCAGCTTGTCGGCCTCGTCGATGATCAACGGCCGGTCCGGCGCATCGCCGAGACGATAGAGAATGTCGCGCATGAGCGACGCAATCGTGCCGCGCGGCCGGTGCTGGCCGAGCTCCGAAAGCAGCGCCTCGCAAAACGTCTTGCTCGTCCAGTAGTGCCGGACCTCGATATAGATCGCGCCCGTCCGGTTCATCGCGTATTGCGCGGCGACGCTCTTGCCGTAGCCGCTGTCGCCGGAGAAAACCCCGATGCCGGGGAGCCCGAAGCCCCGATCGCGAAGTGTCTCGATCATCGTCATCAGTGCCGCGACGTTTTTCAGCGGCGCGATGGAGCCGCGTGGCGTCTTGACCGTGGTCTCGTTTGCCGTCATGTTTCTCACCTTCTGTAAGCCTTTGGGGTCCCGGTTCGCCGGGGCTCCTTTTTTGTTGGGCGGCTAGCCGCCGAAATCCTCGTGAAGCGCCCGCAACGCGCGGTACTCCGGGCCGGCCTGGTAGCCGCCGAGCCACATCGCATCTTCGGTGCCGATGCTCTCGCCGGCCTCCACGCGGCGCTCCAGGTCGAGCGCCCTGCGAAACCTCAGTTGCGGGGTTTCCTGCCGGCGAAGCGGCGTGACCGGCGCCGCCGACTCCCGTGGCGCCTCCAGCTCCTGGCGCAATTCCGACAGGATCTCCTTGGCACGGGGCGACGGGCGGGGAGCCTCGGTCTCGCGCGTTGCGTCGAGTGCCGCCGCGATCGCCGGCGTCGAGTGCTCGATTTCGCGTTTGGGCAGCGACACGACGTTCGCGCTGTCTAGGGCGGCGGCATCCGCCTTCTCGCGATAAACCCGCAAGGTCCGCTCGATACCCGTCGGCCCCTTCTTGATCTCCCGCAGTTCTGCCCGTGCATCCTTCTCGCGTTCCGCGAGCACGCGCCGCGCCAGTTCCTTTTGCGCCTGCACGTAGGCGGGCCGGTTGATGGCGCGCATCTCGGGGCAGATCGCCGTGTCGAGGAACCGGCCGTCCTCGGCCGAGAAGACATGCACCTTGCCCATGTCGATCGGATCGAGCCGGACGAACACGTCGGTTCCGGCCAGGATCCGCCCGGACATGTAGAAATGATGGTCGATCTTGATGCCCTGGCCGGTCATCCGGCGTCGTCCGTCCTTGCCGGCGAGCGGCATCAACAGGACGTCGAGCGCGCGTTCGTCGACGCGGGCGATCGGCGTCTTCGATGCGGCCGCCGCTGCCGCCGGGGACAGCCCCTTCAAATCGCCTGTGAAGCCGCCGTGAGGCCGCGCGTGGTAATAGACCTCAAGCCACTCGTCGATGGCCGCTTGCAATTCGGCCGCCGAAAGCTCGACGCCGAAGAGATCGGCGTCTTCCGTTCCCAAACGCTGACTGAATGCCTTGCGCTCTTCGATGGCTTTGCGCTCGGCGACGTCGTGTCCGACGAAGCCCGGAAGCTGGCTTGCGAACTTGTGCTGGAACGTCTTGATGGCGCGCTCGACATGCGCCTTCTCGGTCGGGCTATAGGCGGCGGAGACGTCGACCTCGATATCGAGATCGTCGAACAACTGGACGATGGAGCGCGCCTTGAAGTCGGAGCCGTTGTCCGTCTTCACCGTCTTGGGAACGCCCCAGGCGATCAGCGCCTTGCGGATCAGGAGGCCGACCGCCGAGGCGCGCGGCGTCTTCGACAGCGTGATGACGACGCGGCGTGTGGCAAGGTCGATGCAGGCGTACATCGAATGCCGGCCGTCCGTGCAAAGCGCATCGACCGGCGAGGCGTCGACCTGCCAGAGCTGGTTCGGCTCCTTGATCCAGCGATAGGCGCCGGTGCCGCGCAGCGCCATCGTCGAGCGGTACTTGTCCGGATTGGTGTTCTTGGTGATCACCACCTTTTCCGTCGACCGCAGTTCCTTGATGAAATGCTGGAACGTGCGCACCGGCGGCAATGGCTTGAACTCGCCGTGCCGGTCGACGATCTCCGCGCCGAACTCGTCCTCGCAATAGTCGCGGATCGTCTCGGCCGAAAGCGCCGGGTTCTTGATGATCCAGGCGAGGATATAGGCGCGCAACCGCCCGCCTTCGGCGCTGGCAAGCAGCCCCTTGCCCTTGCGCGCCTGGGCCGGGTCGTGGCCGAGCGATGCGCTCCCCTGGAATTTCGCGGCTTTGCGCCAGCGCATCAGCGTGCGCGCCGACACCCGCTTGACCGCACCTTCGGCCCACTCCGGCAGTTCGATCCGCCCGGCGTTGAAGAGGTCCGCGAAATGGCTGTCGGAGGCGAGCGCGCCCATGTCGACCATCTGGCGGAACCGGTCGGCAAGCCTCAGGACATGCATGCGGGCATCCCGGCTGAGCCTTGCGCGATCCGTCAGGTTTCCGACCGCTGCCGGAAGGTCGCGCGGGCCACCGCCGCCTTTGATGGAAAGCGCCGGACCGACCCGCCGCGACAGGTAGCAAAGCCGGACATCCAGCGGCAGCAGGTCGAGGTGGTACTCAAAGCCGCCACCTCCTTCGCGGCCCGGCCGGTGCCGCACGAGTGCATGACAATGCCAACTCTCTCGATCGGCAAGATCGTTCACGCCGCGTTTCGTCGTCGGCATTCCCGGCAGGTCGCCTTTCGACGCAAGATCGGCGATCTCCGCCGCCGTGAACCACAACTGGATTTGGGTTTGGTTGTGCGCGTTCATCGCTCAGACGGCCCCCCACTTGGCTTTTTCCGCAGCCTTGAACTTCTGGATCTTGGCTTCCGCCTCTTCCGCGAGATGGAGGTTGATCAACGCCCGGTACCGCTGATCGACCACCACCAAGCCGAAGCGTTCGGCGACGAAGCCGAGAAGGTCCGTGCAGCCCGTGACCTCGATCAGCGCGATGAACCGTTCCAGCGTGATCCGGTGTCCTTCCGCCCCTTCTGAGGCGTAATTGGCCAGCATGTTTTCCGAGATCTGGTAGCCGAGCTCGGCGCTCATTGCGGCGGCGATCTCGCCGCGCGAAAGCGGGGAAGACTTCAATGCCAGCGCCACCGCCTGGCTGATTTGCGAGGCAAGCCGCGAACCGCGGATGCTGCCGGGCGCGAACCCGGCCGCCACCTGCGGCGGTTCCCACGAAAGCAGGTCTCCGGTCAGTGTATCGCCGCGCGCTTTTGCCATCAGAGCGCGCCTTCCTCTTTCAGCAGCGCGACGATCTCGTCGCGATGCGTCCGGATGAAGTTGCGCCGCCACCGGGCGGGCAGCCGCCGCCATTTGTCGGCGATCGACCGATACGCCTTCTCTGTCGGATCGTCGGGTTTGTGCCCCGCGATCTTCGCCAGTGCTTCGGAAACCGAACCAGCCTCATCGGCGAACAGCAGATCGAGCGCCTTGCGCCGGGTCTCGGCATCCGCATCGGCAAGCGCCATGAGATCGGTCTGGCTTTCGGCCACCGGAGTCAGCGCCACGCGCTCGCGCGTCTCTTCGTCCAGCGTCGCGATTTTCAGGCAACGCCACACGGTCATTTTGCTAAGGCCGAGTGCCCGCCGCGCGGCCTCGCCGAAGGTCTCCGCGAACCGCTCCGCCGCGACCGCAAGCGGGTCCGCGTCGATCAAAGTATCATTGTGGTACTTTGATCGGCCGCGCCGGTCTCCACCGCGCTTAACCGCCCCTTGCGCCTGTTCGTAGATCTCCCGCCACGCCGCAACATCCATCGCCCGGTCGAGCGCGGAGAGTTCGCGGCGCATCAGGTTTTCCGCGATCTCGGCAAGCTTCAGGGCCGCGTCGTCGGCGAAGGCCTTGGCCGGCTTGGCTTCGGCTGGAATGGTTGTCCACTTGAGCGCCTTCGCCGCCGCCAGCCGGTGCGCGCCGGCGACCAGCCGGAACCGCTCGCCCGTCTCGACAAGCAGCACCGGAACGCGCAGGCCCTGCCGCTCGATGTCGGCGGCAAGCGCCTCGATCCAGTCCGGCGAGACCTTGCGCCGGCCGGCGGGCACGTCGATGAACGAAAGCGGGATCTCGCGGGCAACGGTCATTGTGCGACCGCCGGATCGCCAAAGTTGGTAAAAACGAGCATCGCGCAAAACTCGCTAGACAGGGAACTCAAGAGGACGTCGAGCACCCTGTCTGCCTCCGCCCCGCCATCCGCGACGTACGCGCTCAGCAAGCCGAGAGCATTTTCGACCACGTTCCGTTCAATCTTGGCTGCGCTTCTTGCAGACTCTGCATCCGCGCGAAGTGCCAGCTTGATCGCGCTGACCAGGAGATCGGGACGGACCGTCTCAAAGCCGTTGTGCGCGTCTTGGATGATCTTCTTCGCATGGTCGTTGGAGGCAATTAGGTTGGAGCTCATGATGAACAGACCCGGTTGCGGTAGGTGGCGACAAAATCGATTAACGTACTTTGGTTGCGGTTCCGGCGCACGGTGACGCGCGCGCCGGAGCCTGACATCCCCAGGTGGTCTGGAAACACGAGGAGATGATTGGAATGGATGCTGAAAAGCTCTTTGAACTCGCGGTGCGGCTCGTCGAGGCGAACGTCAACGCGGGCCAGTTCTTCAACCCTGCAAATTTTGACACGGTCATTCGCGACCAGGTGCCGATTGCATTCCAGGCCCTTGAAGCGGCATGGAGCGAAGTTACAGGGGAAGGAGAAGGACGCCATTAGCGCGCACCTCCTGGGGCATAGACATGGCCCCGACCGGCTTCATAGACGAGCCCGCTATCGACGCCCGGGGCCTTCCTGTTCCGGGTATCGCCCTCGATCTGGTCGAGAACCTCATCCAGCCTTTCAAGCCGGATCTCGATCTCCTCAAGGGCGATTTTCGTCCTTGTCAGGATATACAGCGAGGACCGCAGCTCGGCCCACACAGTGCGCAGGAGCATCAGGATCGTGCCCACGCACACGAGGATGGTCATGCCAAGCAAGACGACTTCGTAGGAACGCATCACCACACCCTCCCCAGCAGGGCGGACAAGGCCAGCGCGACGCATCCCGCGAGAACCGCCGCAACCGCGATTGCGATGTCAGCCGATGGCCGCGTGTCTGACAGCTTCGGGCGCGTCATGCCGCAACCCTGTCATTTGCGGAGGAAGCTTTCTGACCTTCTGTCCGCCCGTATTTCTTGCTATTGAAGATGCGGGTTTTCGTGACCGGATACCGATCCGGAAAGAGTTGCTCGACGGGCATCCCGAGGAAGTCAGCAATCGCCTTCTCTGCCTTGCGGTTGGTGCGCTTCCAGACGTGGCTGAACGCGTTCTGCTTCATGCCGACGCCTTCAGCCAGGGCTGTAAGTGTCATGCCTCGCCGGTGCAGCTCGGCCTTGATGGAGTGTTGATCCCAGGCGGGACCTGTTCCGGGCTTCATGGGCGACCCCTTTGTTGAAACCGGCCTGCGGGAACAGGCCGGTTTCTTTGGACGTTTTGTGTGTGGTCACGGCCCCGAATCACGGGCCGATAAAGATAGGTATAGCGATTCGTCGCCATATTGCAAGCGAGCAGTCGCTATGCATTGGCTGCGGTCGTTTGTGCGTGATGGATAGAATCGGCGACCGAGTTAAAGAGGCTGCGCGCGTCGTTGGCGGGCTTAATGCGCTTGCTAAGATCACTGGTGTTCCAAGGCGAACAGTGGGTGATCAGATCAGCGGCAAGTATGAGGTGAAACTGTCGTTCATTGTCGCCGTGGCAAAGGCGACGGGCCATTCAGTTGCATGGCTTGCGACAGGCGAAGGTGAGAAAATGGCCGAGCCGAACCACAGACCGGCAATCATCGACGCTGCGCTTTTTCGTTCAGTCGGGCGTCTCGTGGGACGGGTGCATTCGGAAGAAGGTGTCTGGCTACCGGCAGACGCGCTCCTCGACGAGGAGGCGTCCGCTTATAACGCTCTCATAACGCGTGCGGATGATCCTTCGGACGCGGCCGAGTTGGAGGCTCTGCTGCCTTGGCTGGAGGCGCACTTGCGCAAGAGGCTCCGGACGGCGGCGGCTGAACCGGGCACCGGCAAACGGCCGGCTTCATGATCGTTCAGACTAAATTTTCTCGGTGACGATCATTTGTTGCAAAGCTATAAATTGCAAGATCTACCGGGGACACGCAGCGGACGCAGTGCGTGTTCGGCTGCATCTGCATGGAGAGACCTATGAGAATGGCCGTTGCCGTTTCCGCATGCCTTCTGCTCGCTGGCTGTCAGACGCAATCGAAGGAGCCGGAGATCTACACTCCGAAGAAGCTGACCAGCGCGCAGGTGGCGGCCGTTCACGACGGCGTGCGCAACGCACTCAAGGACCCGGAGTCGGCGCGGTTTGGATCCGTCGTTGCCGGGGTCAACTCCGACGACGTTCTGGTAGCGTGTGGCTGGGTAAACGCACGGAACAGCTTCGGCGGCTATACCGGCGAAAAGCCCTTCATGGGCGTTTTAACAAAGCAGGGCGGATTCGTTCCCGTGTCCATCGGCGGGGATCGCACCGAAGTTCAAGTCACCATGAATATGTGTGCTAGATCTGGGCTGGCGCTTTAG